AATTACTAACACATCAGTAATACAATTAACAAAATTAATAAACAATGAATACAATAGACATCAACTCGCTTCTGCCATTGGTGAAGGATGCGAATAAGCAAGAGTTTATAGACCTGATGACGGACCGCAATAAGTCAGTAGATCATTCGAAGGTTGACGATATCGTGCTATCAAGATATGTGGCAACTATCTGCGAATGGTCACAATGCTATCACAGTATTGGAATGAAAGAAATACAGAGTAAGTCACGCATTCAGGACATCGTTTACATCCGTCACATTACTATGTGGTGCATCGAATTAGAGTTTGGACATCGAATGACGCTGGTAAGATTAGCCGCGATATTTAACCGTCACCACGCATCGGTAATTCACGCCACAAAACGCTGCGAGAATACACTTGGATACGACAAAAAGCTTAATGCGATGTTAATTAGTCTTGATGAGTATCTCCAGTTAAGAGGTTTTTCTACCTTAGCGAAGATTTCAAATAAATTGAAACAACTCAAAGAATTTCAGAAACAATGAAACAACATTCACTAGCGGTTCAATGCTGCATCAAAGAGATTCTTGACCGAAAAGAAAAAGGAAAGCTTTACCCATCTGCTGAACTTGTAACAGAAGTCTGCGAAAAGTATGGACTGGGTGAGGACTACATCCGTAAGATTGCAGAATTTCCTAAACGATGACGGAATAAAACATCATAAACCTTAAAAAACAAACACAATGACGGCAAAAGACTTCTTTTACAAACACGCGAAAGCGACTTATCAGGACTGCATATCTCCTGACGAATGCATCAAGCTAATGACTGAATACAACAAGCACGTAGTTGGTGAGTTCGTTGCCCCATCGATGGAAGATGTGGTCACGTTCTTTCAGCAAAAGACGGGCGGCAGTCAATCGGACGGAATTACATTTGCTTCCAAATTTATAGCCCACTACGAACTCAAGGACTGGAAGTACGGGAACAAGAAATTGAAGGATTGGAAACGTGCTGCGGTAGCTGCGTGGGATATGTCTAAATTTGTAACACAAAAAACATTGAACAATGGATCATTCGGTAAAGGTACAAGTTCGGAGGGACTTCAGTCACTCCTTAGCCAATTTGACTAAGGTCGCAAATGTTGACTTCAGGAAGATAATAGCTGCCAAAGAAGCACCACTAATCGCATTGATTAGTGGCAAGGACTTCGCAGTTGAGTATTATGCGCAGCTTGTCTTTCACGGCATCGCACAACCTGATAGAATCGAACCTATCCAACAACTGCACTCGTTTATCTCTGATAATTTCAGTTGGTGTACTACCGTAGATTTCAAGTTAGCCTTTGAGTTCAATGCTGCGAGTAAGTTAGCTAACAAGCTAACATCGTTTAAATCGTTTGATGCGACCTATGTCGGTAGTGTCCTGAGCGAATACTACCAGCTTCGAATGGATGCAATGAAAAAGTGGAACGAAGTCAACGTGAACTACATCGAACCTGCACGACAACTAGAATCAGCTAATGATTCAATCAGTTGGTTCAATGAAGCTTTAAAGAAAGACATTGAGAACGCGAAGAACGGTAACTTTATGGCGGCTGAGTTAATGGGCTTTGTGATGTTGGAGAATCTTTACAAGACTGGTCTAGTGACTGACGAATATTGGACGGATGCGGAGTGGCTAGGATTCAAGCAAAGAGCGAAACGCATTGTTCACGATCAACAAGAAATAGGCAAGACAAAGCTTGAGAGAATAATGAACAATCCACGAATGAAAGAACAATATCAGAACAGTATCGCGCGAGAAATGAAGGTTATAATGTATGTGAACTATTTAACTAAACACAAATAAAAAATGACTACACGAGAAAGATGCCAACTGGCGAAAGAAAGAGGTTTCTCTTACTGTCCAGTAAGCGGAGAAATTAAAAGCGTTAGAGGTAATGTGATTACAACAAAAACTAAAGGATATACTATGGTTCAATTAATAATTGAAGGTAAAAGATATTATATATGTGCTCATAGACTAGCTTGGTTTCTTCATTATGGAACTTTGCCAATTAATTCAATTGATCATATAGATGGCAATAGAAGTAATAATAGAATTGATAATTTGCGAGACGTTACGCAGCAGCAAAATACGTTTAATCAAACAACTGCTAAAGGTTATTGTTGGCATAAAAAAAACAATAAGTTTCAGGCTCTCATTGGAATTAATGGAAAGAGAAAGCATTTAGGATATTACACTACCGAGCAAGAAGCACGAAACGCATACTTAAAAGCTAAAGAAATATACCACGTTATAAACGCTTAACTTTGCGCTATGTACATTCCGAACTACACTACTAGACAAGACGAAGCACTTACGCTCCTTTCACCTAATAACTTGGTGACAGAGACCGTGCTTTATGGAGGTAGTGCTGGTGGTGGAAAGACTTTTCTTGGCTGCTCTTGGCAGATTAACAGACGGTTAAAATATGCAAACACTAGAGGTTTAATCGGACGTGCAGAATTAAAGCGACTTCGTCAATCTACGATGGCTACCTTTTGGACGATTGCTAATCAGATGGGACTTGTACACGGCACACACTACAATTACAACGGACAAGACCACATCATCAAGTTCTACAATGGTTCGCAGATAGTCTTAATGGACTTAGGATATATGCCATCTGATCCTGAGTTCACACGACTCGGTTCGATAGAAATAACAGACTACTTTGTGGATGAATCAGCCGAAGTAAGTAAACGTGCCATTGACATTCTAGATAGCCGTGTCAGGTACAATCTGATAAACGGAATACCCAAAGGTTTGCTATCCTGCAACCCATCGAAAGGTTGGCTATACTCTGACTTTTTTGATGCCCATCGCAATGGTACGCTCCGGGAAGACAGAGCATTTGTCAAAGCATTGCCAACTGACAACCCAAACCTTGAACCTGCGTATCTTGAGAAGTTGTCACGCCTTCCAGAGATAGATAGAAAAAGACTCTTAGATGGTGATTGGGACTACGATGAGAGCAATGATAGATTGTACTATTATGATGATCTATTGCGCTGCTTCCGTAACGAGATAAACGGCACTACTATGTTTATAACTGCCGACATCGCAGCACTTGGAAATGACAAAACAATAATTGGATTGTGGAGTGGACTGTCGCTTGTGGATGTGTTTGTAATGGAACAAAAGTACCCCAACGAAGTAGCTGAGTTCATCCGTAATTTAGCGAAGGAAAGAAGCGTGAAACTTGGCAATATTGTGGTAGATGCTGATGGTCTTGGAATCGGAGTGGTTGGTATTTTGAAGTGCCAATCGTTTAACAACGGAGGTCGTGCAGTTGACTCTGAAACCTATATGAATCTAAAAGCAGAATGTTATTTTAAATTGGGAGAATCGATTAATTCAAACAAGATAACGATAACGGCTGACCGGTACAAGACTGAAATAATTAAACACCTGGAGGTTGTTCGTGTGGCGAATATGGATCGTGAGCGAAAGAAACAAGTTACCGGTAAAGAAGAAATAAAAAAGAAACACGGCTTTTCACCTGACTTCGCTGATATGATGATGATGCGTATGTACTTTGAGTTGTATCCGAATTATGGTAAATATGCAGTTAGATAATTAAACAAAAATAAAAATGGAATTTAACAAAGAATCAACGGGCATCCCTCCCGAAATGTGGGACGAGTTAAAGAACTTCGTTATTGATAGACGAACCGTCAACGACTTGAAGCTTAACCGTAAGCTAGTCAAAGAAACGCTGAAAGTACCCAACCCAAGATGGGCAGGTAGATATTTGACACAAACGAAATATGTTTGGAAGGATGGCTTTATGCCGTCAACTACTTATGTTGGCACACCTGCTTATCTGCTAAATCTTGTATCAATGTACATCAATGACTATGGCTATGTTGTTACGGGACAAAATGAGAATGGACACTGGCAGTTGTATCGTTCAGAAATTTCTTGGCAGTTGCCCGATGGTACAACTCACACCGAAACCGAAAAGCTAGTTACTATTGTACGCGATGGTGCATCAGTTATGTTTGACGATTTCGAAAACAAGAATCAATGGACATTTAACTGGGTAGTGAATGGCAAGACAACGGTTCTTGAATATGATGTCGCAGAGATTGCAGAGATTATGGGCGTGAATGAGGACACTGTTCTTCAAATGCAGAACGACTACTTTGATGGTGAAATAAAAGATTCAGAGACGCACATCACTAACATCTTTCCGCATCTCGAATTTGATGGAGATATTTTAAAAGGCACGTTCTTCGTAAATGAAAAGGAATGGAACACGTTTAACTATTCACAACTGCGCACTTGTTATGGTACAAGTCAAGGAGATTTCAGAACCACTTGGAGATTATACAATGGCTGCGAGAGACCAGTGTATGCGACTGATGCTGATAGTACGGGTAATCTTGGAGAGTGTTGGAAGTCTGCGTATATGACTAAGGACAACG